TAGTTCAGTTACTTACAGGGCTATCAGTAATAATTTCTACTACATAACCTAATTTTGAGAAATGAATTTTTGCCTCTTCTAAATACTCTAAACTCACGGCACTTTTGTCAAAACTCCAACTGGAAAACCGTTTTCCAAAACACGAGTCAGCTTTAATTGCATTACTGAGAATATTAATAATATCAAGAACGGTTGGATTGCTTTGCTCCGCAATTTTTGCAGCTTCAGCAGCGGTAATACTAGATGACATAGTGAACATTCTCCTAAATTGTTAGTGTTCTCTACATTATAGTAAGCACGTGATAATAACCTCAAAAAAAACCTTTAAAATTACAAACTATTCATTACTACTATCTTCAGGCTCCACTTCACCAGCTTCAATTAACGCTAACTTACGCATAAACGCCTCTTCTTTTTTCTTTTTCATATTAGCTTTTGCAATTGCCATTCTTTCTTCAGCACCTGAAATAACTGAACTACGCCGTGCTTGAACTTCCGATTGGTCTTTAAGATCATCTACATCTAAGCCCCAGAACATTGCCTCAGTTCGAGCAATGTTAGAAATGCTGATACTTTGTTTAACGTTCAAATCAACCACTTGACTAATCAAGCCCATTTTAAACTTAACCAGCGCTAATTCATCTTCAGTAGGATTATTCAGATTAAGGACTTCATCTCTAATATGAATAACACTATCGATAGTATCTGTAATTAACTCACCCAGCTTATGAGCTCGTATACGGTTATTTTTGACAACAAGAGCTGACTTTAGATAGTTCTCGTTGACTGTAGAACGCCCGCCGTTGTTATTACCATTATTTTTAGAGTTTTGACTATTAAATTCAGCAATATTTGACGTTTTTTTGACGGAATTTTGACTATCACTTTTTTCTGATTTATCAGTATTTTGTGTATCTTCTTGACCATTATTTTTTTTGGTCAATTTTTTAATCTCTTTATTGAGCTCTTGGGCTGTCTTTTTGACTAAAGATTTAGCTTTCTTTTTCCATTTCTCAGCAAGTGCTTTACGGCGTACAACGGATGGCGAAGGCATCTCACAACCGAGTTCTTCGCCAACCTGATCAACTAAAGCTTGCCATGTAATCTTAGGTGAAGATTCATAGACTTCTTTTAGCCGGTTCCAAATTTCTTCCGAGTATTCAATCTTGCGAGCCATTAAAGTCTATCCCTTATTCAGCAAATAGACCTATTTGTTTCACTTCATCTAAAGCTTGCTGCTGTAAAGAAGCCTTGCTAAAACGTTTTTTATTTTGGATAAGATCAATTAAAGCTTTTTGCTGTAAATCATTCTCTTCACGCTGGAAAACATCATCAATAGCCATCTCTAAATTACGGATTTGTTTTGCACGATTCTGTTCACACTCACGAACAATACGCATAAGAGTGTGAAGTTCAGGTAAAACCTTTTCTTGAATAGACTGGTCTTGCGATAAACAAGCTTGAATCAGCCCCTTTGATGCTTCAAGCAGCTCTACAGTTAAGGCTTTCGGGAAAGATGCAATATGCTGTGCTGCAGCCATACTTAATTGAAATGCCATGGCTTGAGTGTATTCACTCATCATTTCACCTAGACTGTTAAACAGAATACCAGCTACAGAAGCTGTTTTGTCTAGTTCTGGCTCAATAGTAAAACCAAGAACCCAGTCGGCTGAAACACCGTATTTTTGACATAGCACCGAAAGTAATTCTGCATCTGGCATTAACTTACCATTTTCGATTTCACTCATTCGGTTTTTATGTGGTGTACCGAATATCTCTAAAGCTACGTCTTCTTGACGTAATTGAGCCATATCACGCGCCATTGCAAGTTTTCTTCCAATAAGTACTCGACGTTGCAAATCGCTCTTTTTCGCCATTTAAATGCTTCTCCCAGCTAACCAATCAAAATCTACAGTTTTTGACAACCAATCAGTTTCATCAGTAAAAACGCACGAAAGCCAGACACAACCCTCTTCACATGGTTCTGCCAGCTTAATTTGTTCACTTATGAAAATATTGTCGTCTTTGAATAACAAGCCATCACCTTTGACACTATCAATTAGTAGTTTTGGATAGTTATCAATATCAAATCGTGGATAAGTTTTAGCGCTGTAAGAACGAGTTTTAAGTGGTGGCTGAACAATTAACCGTATTTCACAAAGTTGATCGATAGCTTTTAACTTAAGTGCTCTAAACATAGGTCCATATTGCTTTTGAACCTTGTCTTTATATTTTTTAGCACCTACTGAAAGACTATTTCTTTGCTTTCCATTCTGATCAATTGTAGCCCGCCAAATCTCGTTAGCGCTTAATCCATAAGGCAATTTGATTGTGATGTATTGCTTACCAGAAATGATAACACCGCCTGTGCTTCCCCTATATATAGTATTTTCACCGTTTTCACCCTCATATTCTTTTTCTACATGGCAAGGGAAAAACACATGTTTAGAAGGGCTAGACTTTTGCTTTTTAGTTTTTTCATTGCCTAATGAAACACTGAAATCCTTAAAGAGTTCCTGTCTTTTATTATTGGAGAAAAACTCACTCCACTGACGGCGGTTACTTTTTTTAATCATAACGACCTCAAATCAAGCAAGTAAGATTTACATAGACTTGAAACTCTTCTTGCATGACAAAATCCTTAAAAACACTTAGTTCCAGAATTATTGACCGTTTGATTTATTTAAAAGGACCCTAGTTCCAATCATTATTTTTGACGAGATAAAAAAAGTCCGCACCTTGGGGAAAGTACGGACTATAAAACTTAAATTAACGTAAACCGATAAACAGTTCACATAATTTAATATATAAATCGTTTTTTATCAATATATATATTTATTAAGCTTGATGCCTAATCATCTTTTCAACGATTTTGCAGGCTTCATGAAAATCAATATCGTTACTAATCCAGAATCTATGAGTTTTATCACCCAGTATAAAACTCTGGGTGAAATACTCTGACTTTTTCTCAGGATCTATATCAGCTGCTTTAAATGAATAAACATCCTTCTCAACCACTTGTCCATTAAGATCACCACCAATACATATTTTCATTACAAGTCCAATTCAAGATACGACTCTATCCTACACCTCAATTGCTATTTATATTTTAATTTTATTTTCATCGGGTGTCTCATTATGAATTTTTAGACCATCAGCAAGTGTTTGCACAACTTCGGGGATATCAAATAAATCTACATAAGGTACAAAAAATGAATCTTTTGCTCTATTTAAAAAACCAGGTGCTTGTCTATCTTTAAAAGTACTAGCATTACAAAATAGTTCAAAAAAGAACTGGCTATGAAGTCAGGTGTCAAACAATCTGTAATTTCTGATCTCGAAACAGGGAATGCCAAATCGACAGGCTCTATACTTGAGCTGGCTACCGCACTTGGTGTTACCGCAGAAGAGCTAAAAAAAGGAATTGTCAGTAAGTTTGACAATAATGTTGAGCCTATAACTAAAAAACTAATTCCCGTTCTTTCTTGGGTGCAGGCAGGGACAATGACATCAGTAGAAGCTATCGATCCTAATAAAATAAATGAATGGTTGCCACCACTTAGTGCAGATGATCCAGATGGTTGTTTTTATTTGAGAGTAGTTGGAGTAAGTAATTCCCCTAGATATGAAGAGGGAGACTACATTTTAGTTAATCCAAACTATCAAGTTTGCGATCTAATCGCTGATGACCTCATCGTTGTTAGAAATAATTCAGACGCAACCTTTAAGAAGCTTGTAATTGAAAGCGACCAGCGCAAATACTTGCAAGCATTAAACCCCAACTTCCATCCCAATATTATTGAATTTGAAGATGGTATGGAGCTCGTAGGCTTAGTTATTGATGCATTTAGACCATTAGGCGGATCACGTCCAAAGCGTGTTAGAAAAAGTTAAATTAAGGTTTTAGGTGATATATGGACAATTCAAAACTACCAATCAACCAGATTATTGCTCGTATCAATGATGCAGCTAAACATGGTGAAGCTTTGGTGCTGACTGCTGAAGAGGTAAAGATTCTTTCTAAAGATATTGGCGACAAGGTCTTTATTCCTGTGCTTACTAATGAGCAGGTCGTGCAGTTGGTAAAAGAAGGAAAGCTAGGCCAGAAAATTAATAACACCAAAGATTAATAAGCTGTGAACCCGATACAGTCTTTTAAATGTGGGGTATATCACTTATTAGATAGTAATATTTATTGATGTTTTAGTGTGTAATGTGTAGATTGCCAATAGTTTTTATAGTAGATATTGGGATTATGCAATATGTCTAATATTGAGCAAGATACACGTTTTATTGTTAACAATAATTTGATTAACAAGGGCTGGATCTTGGACATTCAAGATCCAAACAAAAATGTCTTTTTTGAATCAGATATCTTAAGAATTGTTAATAATGAGTTTCTCAAGAAAAGTAAAAAAAGACCCGATTATGTTCTTTTCGATTCACAAAATAAGCGGCCAATCGGTGTAATTGAAACGAAATCAGGTGGAAAAAGCTTAACAAAAGCACTGGATCAGGCAACCGAATATGCTGAAATGCTTGATGCACCTTTGATATTTGCAATGAATAATGGTTTCTGCGAAACACGGCATTTGTATACCCAAAAACCATTATTTATTGATGAAAATGAGGTTAATGAATTAATAAGAGTAAATGAAGCTAAAGAGTTCATATTGCAGGAAACAAATGGTATTTATATTACACCTAAAGAAATTTTAGTCTCTCGCAAAGAGTTAATTAATGTTTTCAAGAAGTTAAATAACTCACTAAGAGGTGAAGGTTTAAGAGCTGGTATAGAAAGGCTTTCAGAATTTGCAAACATTCTTTTTTTAAAATTGTATACAGAGAATGCTAATACAGGTATTTGGAATTCTCTCAAAAGTCTCGATAATGATTTGCTAATTAATACAACTAATAACATACTACAAGATATTGATAGACAATATGGTGCTTCTGTTTTTACAAATTTACAGCTAACCAACCCTGTTGCTGTTAAAGAGATGATCAAAGAGTTGGATAAGTTAAAACTCTCATCAATAGATACCGATATTAAAGGAGATGCTTTTGAGTATTTCTTACAGCAAGCTACAGCAACTAATAATGACTTAGGAGAATATTTTACTCCACGTCACATAACTAAAACCATTGTTAACTTAGTCAACCCTAAATATGGTGAAAAGATCTATGACCCTTTTTGTGGGACAGGTGGTTTTTTAACAGAGGCATTTGATCATATAAAAGATAACACTTTAATTGCAAACAATAGTAGTGAAGAAATCAAGCTTAAACATAATACTATTTTTGGAAGAGAAATTACCTCAAATGCAAAACTCGCAAAAATGAATATGATTCTGCATGGGGATGGGCATAGTGGAATTTGCCAGATAGACACACTTCAAAACCCTATTGAATCTGAATATGATGTGGTTATAACCAACATGCCATTTTCTCAAAAAACTTCTTATTCTCACTTATATGAGAATAAGTTAGCTAAAAACGATGGTGATGGAGTATGTGTTCTACATTGCTTTAAAGCAACAAAAAAAGGAGGGCGAATGGCATTAGTAGTACCTGAAGGCTTTCTTTTTAAAGCCGCTTTAGCTCCAGTAAGGAAGTATTTATTTGAAAACGCCCAACTAAAAGCAGTAGTTTCACTTCCAAAAGAAGTTTTTCTGCCATATGCAAAAGTTAAAACCAATATACTCTACTTTACCAACTGTCATAATGGTAGAACAAATTCTGACGTTTTTTACTACAATGTGACAAATGATGGCCTAAGTTTAGATTCTTTCCGTAGAAAAATTGACGAAAATGATTTAAAAAATTTAGATTTTGCTGATTTAAATAAGAGCGACTTTGATAAATATTATAATGAATTAGGTTTCTTAAAAGTTAATCCAGAATTAATCAGAAGCAATGATTATATTTATAATTATGCTCACTATAGTAATTCACATATAAAATCAAAATTCCCAACTATAAAACTAAAAGAACTCCTATCCTTGTCTGGCAAAGTCAAAGTGGGAGAGGATACAAATATACCTATTATGAGTATCACTATGGAACATGGCTTAATTGATCAGCATGAGAAATTTAAAAAACGAGTCGCAAGTTCTGATATTTCTGGGTATAAAAAGGTTTTTAAAAATGAACTTGTAATGGGGTTCCCTATAGATGAAGGTGTTCTAGGATTTCAAAAATATTACGATGCTGCTGCCGTAAGCCCAGCATACAAAATCTTTAGATTAAAACGAGAAGTTAATGTAGAATATTTGGATTTGATTTTGAGATCTAATTCTCTAAGAAAAATATACAAAAGTAAAATGCAAGGCAGTGTAGAGAGACGACGCAGTATTCCTGATGAAATGTTTTTGAATATTGAGATCCCGAATCCTCCTGAAGAGGTTAAAGATCAAATAGTAAAACAACATAAACTAATAAAGGAAATTGAGAATAGTCTCAAGGAAAATCAAAAAAAATTGCGTCTAAAGACAGAAGCATTATGGGAACTTCCTCAAAATTACAACTAATCCCCCCTTCGAACCCACCACCACGGTGGGTT